TAACGACCGCCCGCTAAGGCGGCCCTCGGCACTCTCCAAGAGTCGAGTCCCAGCCGCCCAGAATCTTCACTCTGGGCGACAAAAGACCATTACCTCACACCGAGGTAATCCCGACTCTCCCTGAAGGCTATTTGTTTAGCCTCGACACCTGATCACTCAGGTGTCCACCATCCAAGCTTGATGCCGACGCGCTTGGGGCGTCCAGAACGCTCTAAGTGTTTCTCATCATAGCTCATGGTTGGCGACCACGAGGAAGACCCCTCTCTTACGAGAGAGGTCAAGCCGGAGCGGTAGCAGGGGACTAAGTTGAGATGACTCTCAACACCCCTTAAGCTACTACCGTATTCCAGCCTAAGCAAACACTTAAGAAGGGCACCAGTGTCTCCAAGTTCATCGCTTGGAGCTTTAGCCTTCACAACATAGCCTTGAACTAAGGGGCTATGAAGGCTTGGGTGCATACGTTCGGCCTGATAAGCCGATCCGTATGAAACCCGGCCCAACACCGGGGATGTTGGATCGACAATTGGGAAGTACTTAATTACCTTCTCAATTTCGTTATCCAACCAGCTAGCAGTCCTAAAGTAACCAGCTTCGTAAAACTGGTTACGTAGACTAACCGCTGAGATGACCCCAGAAGCGTCTGCGATCGTGTAAGGTAACGCTTGCCGGACACGAATGAGTGATACATCGTGTCCATTAAAGTATTCCTTACCACAAGACTCTCTGAACCTTCCGGTCCAGAAAGACTTGTCCAGGCCAACTTGAGCTCCAAAAAGCTCAAGAACCTGTACGATCGACAGCACATGATCTACAGGAACGATGAGATCGTCCCCATAGACGCGCACCGAGGACGAGAAGGACGCAATGTCCTTCTTTGTCAAGGGCTCGTTAAGCGATCTCTGAATTCCAAGGAAGATCATGGTCACAAAGACCACTGCTTCCATTGGAAAGCAGAGTGCTGAACCCATAGACGCGTACTTGGCTAAACGGATCTCTCCGTGGCCAGGTACTTCAGCCCGTCTGGACCGTGAAGCATCAATGGCCTTATTCAGATGAGGCCAAGGCTGCAACATAGCCCTGACGAGCTGATTGGAAACACGATCAGAAGCTTCACTCAAATCGAGTGTAGCGGTTCGATTATCTATCGAACCTTGACGTGCCAAGAGTTGATTAGGCTCTTGGTCGTCAAATCCGATCAGCTTGCGGAGGAGTTCATCCCTCTCGTAAGCCGCGAGAAAACAGCGGAGGAGAGCCTGCTGCGTATATTGCATACACGCAGGTTCCACCGCTATAATCCGCGGTGTTTTCAACGTCTTAGGGACGGATATTACCTTCACAGGTAATTCCGAACCGGGTTCGAGGATGTTCACCTGATCCAATTCCTCCCTAAAATGGAGGTTTGGAATCAAGTACTCGTATGAGGGAAAGACCTCTTCGAGTCGCCGGGTCCAAGTCCGTAGTCTGTACTTTCCATTGCTGGAAAGCTTATCAGCTACGGCACCGGGGCCATGCTTAGGGAGAAGTTGCCCATAAAAGACATCTCTGTCCATTTGGGTAAACAACTCACTAAACAGCAGGCTAGACATTGCTTGAAAATCCTCCAAATCTTTCTGGGGGAGATTCATGTCTGCCTGGCGGACATCCTGCTCACACTTGATGTATCCACGCATTGCCGCCCGTTCCCTTGCTGGGGAGCAAGGAAGGGACAGTTTGCCAAACATCAGCGTTAGCTGGCGAATGGCAATAACTGAATCAACACATGGATCATCAAGTAACAAGCCACTACTCCGGTCAAACACACGTGCAAAGAAACCTCCAAGAAATTGGGGGTAACTTTGTCCCACTTTCCCCGTAGGGAATTGGGAATTCGGCACGACGCGACCAAGGTCCAGCCAGCTTTGGGCTGCCTTTCCAAGGTCGGGTAGGGTTATCGTGAGAAACGATAACCCCTCATGTTTGACTCGACTAGAGACGGTATTAATGTCCCTAGTGGCGCTGGTGCAGCATCTGGCAGCGGATTCCTCCGCTACCATGGACCAGAGTGACATTAGGCTTTTCATACCACCCCCTTATGGAGGTTGAGTATCCTTAGCCCTATGACACTTGCATAGACGACAGTGTAGGCTTATCACCTACACAATAGCGAACCCCCTCATCACTAAGAGGGAAGCTATGCTTCATCGTCTATACCAAACACGGATGCCAAAAAGGCACCTGAAAAGGTAAACCAGGAGAAATCATCCGGACCAATCCCGTCAAAGGAATCGGTCAAGAAGGATTCCGCCTGGAACGGCAATGACATGGATGATGATGCCGACCAACAGGAGAGCTCGAAAGCTCACCCGAAGGTTCAGCACCACCTCATCATCATTACCGTCCTTTTCAGGATCTGTCATGTGAAGAGGAACAACGAAGTGGGGGTCTGTTGACCTCCACGTTCGATGTTTCCTCCCCCCAGACAGAACCATTTACGACTCGCCACCAAGAAGCTTGGTGATGAGCGCATCGCTCGACGCGGTATACAGGGTTTTGAAGCCTGTATATACTGCCAAAATTTCGGCAGCCGTATATCCGGCGATCGGAATGTCAAAGACTTGATAATGACTCATCGAGACTTTGACGTTCTCCGAAGGCCGAAACGGATCCGCTGCGAGCTTCGAATGGTTGATCCTGAGTACATGGCGAAGGCGTTTACCACTATCGTGGGACGCCAACACCTGTATCAGACCGTCAGCACTTGTGTACTTTGACTCGTCATCTGCCATCGAAGTACGAGGCAGAGGCGTAGTCACAGCACTAATGGTGACGGACAACGGATCAGTAAATGCCATGGGCATCACTCCTAGGACTCGGGTCTCGAGCCCCAATGGCTCGACACAGGGATCAACATCCAACAGCAAGAGGTTCTCAAAGCCTCTTAACTCCCTTGGTTAAACCAAGGGCCGCTGTTATGGCTAACTGACGGGGGGTAAACTGCCCCATCGTTAGGCCGAACCCAAATGGTGTCGCCTTCTTTCGTCGTTTCGTTTCCACGGAAATGACGACTTTAGACGGTTGCGCAGCAGGGGACGAAAGTCTCCCTCTGTTCGTAACGAAGTAGGTATCTGTCACGATGCTATGCATCATGATGTAACCATACTTCAACACCAAGCCATCTGTGGCCCAATCCGAGAGATTAGCTACTACATCTCCCGCATTGGAGAACCAACCAATGGCCCATGTCCACGGAGTCGCGTTCCACAGAACCTCCGGCGTCAAGTCAAGACCTAGTAGGGTCGAGGCATGACGTGCATCCTCCACCATCTTTATCCTTGAGTTATACAAGGAAGGAAGATGGTAAGTGAATGCTCCGGAAAACCAGACCTTTTTCCAAGTCTGGCGCGTTCTGTAGAGCGAACCCGTTGAACCACCATAGTACAGAATTTCGAGTGGATCTCCACCGGGGTAGACAGGATTGAACAATCCTGTCCACGTACCGAGGGAGGCACTCTGATTCCGCACAAAGGTGGTCGACTGGGATGTTTCCTCAGGAAATTCATACCGCCGCCTTACCACTTTTCCGGAATCACGCTCATATTGTGAAAGTACCTTATGAGAGTGAGTGACTGCAGAAGCAATGCTTCTCAAGTCACCGATAAGTGGTTTCCAGCCAAATTCCTCGTTTAGGTACTCTTCCCCAAGAGACTTGTGGAAGCGTAGCCTCTCCTTGAGAATGGACGCCCCAAATAATTTGGGAAGACCATCCGCTCGGAGTTCAGCGAGAAAATTGGCTGCTGAGGCGATGTTGTTGGTAGGGCTACAACGTGCGATCGCTGTCGCTCCTAGAGCATCCAGATTATCTGAAGGCTCCGGTGGCGCAGTAAGACCGAACAATGGAGTCGCCAAGATTGGCCCGCGATATTCTGCGCACCAATCAAAAGATGGCGATCCAAAAGCCCTTCCCGAAATAAACTGTTCTGACGGATTTTCTGCCAGAACAGTTGTCTTTTGGGAGAAGAAATCTCCACCAGCATCATAAGCGGGCGCACTTTTAGGAGTTCCCTTTCCGAATGTAGCCTGAACGCCTGTATATGCTGTTTCATACAGGTTCTTTAGCTCTTCATCCGGAGTAGGACCCTTCGAATGCGTCCACGCGGAATGAATTTCGCTATCAGTAACCTGATAGCCTCTAGGGGTACCTGGGTATTCGTCGTACGCAGCGTGCGTCTTCTTCTGAAGAGAAGATGGCGCTCCGCTGGGTTTCGGCTGTACCCAGATAGTAAGCTGTCCCTTTCCGATCTGATCTCTCAAATCGGGAAGGGAACGAGTCTTACGGTGAAGTGTAATAATCACCTCCCTAGTCTGAGGAACTGTGTTTGGGTCCAACATTCTATCCAACACTGAGCGATAAAACTCAGCTTAGGATAGAGGATGTTGTACTGGCCGGGGGCCCCGTAAG